CGTCTCTTGAGAAAACTAATTTCATCTATATTTCTATAGAGATGCATTTTCCCATCTTTTGTTTCTTCTGTATATTCATGGCCAACAAGCTTTAATGCATCTGTCAAAGTTTGTTGATTGAAAACATCACTAATATAATCACTTATATTGAGTATGTTATCATCACCATAAACAACGGGAGAAACATGTTTGTCAAAACTCATTGTGTTGAGTAGACAAACTTTTTGTTTGTTATCTAAATTGCTATTTTTAATAGCGACCAGATAACCTATAACAAGAATTAGAAGATTATAAACACTATTTATAATCACAGTAAAAGGATTCCCAGATGGTTGAGAATGAGTCCATTGATACAATGTGTCTCCATAAACATGAATAGAATTCACTATATGTAACCACAATGAATAACGAATCTTTGCATCCTTATCACTGTAATTCTTGTCATACCGCTTGTAGAAATTTTCAATAATTTCATAAACTAACCATAGTACTTGAGTATTAAGAGAGCCATCGTAATTACTGAAATCTCCAGCAAGCACACGCTTACCCTTCATAGAGATCTGCCTAACTATTTGATCCCAATCCTCATTATAAGGATTAGTACCAACAGCTATACCATTTTTATTTCTATTATGCATTATGAATGCTGCAAATCCCAAATAATATTTGCGAAACAGCACAACAAAATGCATAGGGCAAGCCGAAAACATGCGCGTTTTCCCTTCATCAACTTTCTTGATAGGTCGACGCTCATCTTTCATCGTGTCCGCACAAACAACGCCGGTAATGATTCCTTTCTCACAATTATCCTCTAATTCTTGTACAATATTTCTCAATTGTAAAGCAGAAGATGATGTGAAATCAAAAGTTTCACCACTACCCATCCATTGTTGTTTTCCTGGTTTATTCGTTTTATATTTAATATCACTATTAAATGGATAACCAGGTGATGTTGATCTACATACTGCGGACATATATAGATCATCGGTACCCATAATTGATTCTTCATAAGTTAAAACTCGCGCATATGTATCGTAACCAACATGTTTATGATCTATAAACAATTTATGTTGGACATAGTTACGAGCCATTTCACAAAAATTAGAATCAATCAGAGGCGTTATACCACCACATTTTTCCAATCCTTTATAAGCTGGGTCTATTAAAATACCATCTTTTTCAAAGGGTCGCAAATGTGCCGGTTTCGTTATAGGCTCACTAATTTCTCCATATATCAAGGACGGTTTTAGAACTGTTCTAGAAGCCTGATATAATGGAACTTTTAATGTTCCTATTTCGTTAAATACTCCATCTGGTAGAGTAACATTGTCATCTTTTAACATATTTTCATCAATATGTAAGAAACAGTGAACTCTATGAGTATCTTCAACTTTTCTGCTAAGTTCATCAATATGTTGTTGTAACAACTCTTGATAAAGTTTAGCAGAATAGCCTTCTCCTGCCGAACCACTAATATGAATACCAACTATCTTACGAGTAAGAGAGTTGGATTTTATAATTAGTGGTCCACCACAGTCTCCTTTCATTGTATCACCATTATAAAGATAACCAGCTCGATGTATATATGATTCATTCTCTACGCTAATACGTAATTCCTGTTCATAATTATGTACATCATAAAGTGATTTGATCACTTTAGCTATTTGTCCATTATCATTGTGATACGATAAAAGAAGACCCTGCATATTTCCTCTCAAACGACCTAATTCACCTTTTTCAATGAAGTGTTTAAGAATAGATCTATGCAACACGCTATTTCCATGCGTAGAAACATTAAAGATAATGGCATCTAATTCATGTTCTCCATATTTAATTTGGATAGCACGATTGAGACTGCCATCAGCATTAACTAACTCACGTAATTCGAAAGTAGACATGTTATTATATATCTTCTCAGCATAATTAATTCGTGAAAGTTTTAATTTTGTTGATAAAGGTGCTTTACGCAACAACAAATACTTTACAAAATGATAAGGAATTAGATAATTATGTCCTTGTAATGCAATTGCATTTCCGAGAATAATATCCTTTCCCTTATCATTAACATATGTCATACTATACAAATTATTCTTCATAATGGTAAAAGCAGTTTCAACAGCGTTAACATCCACAGAACCTTCACTTTCGTGAAAAGCACCTGCTTCAATTTTGTGTTTGACTAAATTTTTATCTTTACCATTAGAAGGAGATTGCATAGCTTCAACAATATGTTTTTGTAAATTCTTTGTTTTTCCGCTCGATGGAGATTGCATCGCTTCATTCACATGAAACGGTACACCCTCCGTGTTTTTAAGAATACTTTCTCGTTCATCAGGGTTAGCCATCAATAAATTTGACTTCCAGTAACTCATACGTTCACTGAAAGATAAATTCTTTTGTTGACCAATCCATTTTGAATTTCGATCATATTCTTCAGCAGTAATAACATCGCCAGTCACAAAGTGTGGTATCTTTTCTTCTTGGATAAAACACTTGTAAATGGCAAACATTGATACTGCCACTGTACCTAACATAAAAA